CTTAATGATGACCAGATGGCACATGCTAAGTCAGGTCAATGGTGGGAGAATGAAGGACAACGTGCGTTGGCTAATAACTCTGTAGCCTACAAGACTAAGCCTGAGATGGGTACATTCATGCGTGAGTGGTTGTCTCTGTATGACAGCAAGTCAGGTGAGCGTGGTATCTTCAACAGGCAGTCAGCTATCAAGCAAGCTGCTAAGAATGGTAGGCGTGAGACTGACCATGACTTCGGGTGCAATCCTTGCAGTGAGATAATCTTACGCCCATACCAGTTCTGTAATTTGTCAGAGGTAGTTGTACGTGAGAATGACACGGTAGACACACTCAAGGAAAAGGTACGCCTAGCTACTATCCTTGGTACATTCCAAGCTACGCTGACTAACTTCAAGTACCTACGTAATGTATGGAAGAAGAACACAGAAGAAGAACGCTTGCTTGGTGTGTCACTGACAGGTATCATGGATAATAAAATGACATCAACAACAGGTAATACACTTGAGGTTATGTTGGAAGTTCTACGTGATACGGCAGTGCAGACTAATGCAGCTATGGCGAAACAGCTTAAAATACCACAGTCTACTGCTGTCACATGTGTCAAGCCTAGCGGTACAGTATCTCAGCTTACTGATGCAGCGTCAGGTATCCACGCACGGCATAACCCATATTACATTCGTACTGTACGAGGTGATAACAAAGACCCACTTACACAGTTCCTTATGTCGCAGGGTATTCCAGCAGAGCCTGACGTAATGAAGCCAGATAGCACAACAGTGTTCAGCTTTCCTATGCAGTCACCCTTGGGTGCTATCACACGCACACAGATGAACGCTATAGAGCAGCTAGAGTTATGGCTTACTTATCAGCGTCATTGGTGCGAACATAAGCCTAGCGTAACAATTTCTGTGAAGGAAAATGAATGGATGGACGTGGGTGCTTGGGTGTACGAACATTTTGATGAGGTATCCGGTATCAGCTTCCTGCCATTCAGTGAGCATACCTATCAGCAAGCACCTTATCAGGATATTGATGAAGCTAACTACAAAGAGTTCTTGACAAAGATGCCAAAGAATGTAGACTGGTCATTACTGCAAGAGTTTGAGAAAGAGGATACCACTTCAGGTGGGCGTGAGTTAGCCTGTACTGCAGGGGTGTGTGAAATAGTTGACATCGAAGCAGCGTAGTGATAAGTTGGTATGGAAACGTGGGGATGGTTGGGTACAGTACAACCCCCCACGTAGCCACCCTAGTTATGAGGAGTGGAAAAAACTAAAAGAGAAGGAGAAAGAAAATGAGAAAGATTCTAATTGATGCACAGACTTCCTATTTAGTAGGTGGCATAAATAAACACAAAGCAAATATAGAAGTATACATGAATAACACAATAGGTATTGGTGAACACTCTGATATAATGGAAACCATAGAGTTAGAACTTGAGAAACTAGCTGACTACCATGACAAGTTAGAGATGCTTGTTAAATACTTCCCTACCACAGAAAAAAGTGATAGCAACGATGAAAAAAGTTCCAAGTAACAAGAAGTATTGTCCACGATGCGACACAGAAAAATCTTTAAACGAGTTCTATCCTGTACCTGCTCGTAGTGATTTACTAGATAGCAGATGTAGAAGCTGTAGAAAAACTAGTAATGATAATCGTATGTACGTAAATGGAGATTACATACCGCAGAGTCACCCTCTGTGGAAGCCGGGTCGTTACAAATCTTTAGATGATGCATGGTCACATGAACAGATTGAACGTACTAAAGAAGGTGAAGTGTATGCCATAGTAAATGATGCATGGCTAGGATGGGTAAAGGTAGGCAAGGCAGTGAACGCAGATGATCGTTGCAATGGCTACCAAACCTCATCACCCTTTCGTGACTATAGAATAATTGCAAGGTTACGTACTGAAGACAGACACGTAAAAGAGCTAAGTATGCATAAAGCCTTTGAGCATTTTGCAAAGGATCGCAAGGGTGAGTGGTTTAAGATTGACAATATAACTGCTATAAAAATATTCAACTATGAAATAGAGGAGTTAAGCAATGCGGCGTAACGGACTAAGTAAATATGATGCTCCACTTCGTATCCAATACCAGTGGGGTTATGATGCTTTTAAACGAGGTGGTAAGTTAAATAAGGTAGGTAGTAAACTTGTTTACCAAGAACATCGTTCTGCTATTGACCCCAATACTATGCAAGCACGTGAGTGGCAGCGGGGTTGGAACGATGCTTACTATGAGCAGCTAGAAGAGGTGCAAAGCAATGAACAAGCTAGAGCAAGACGCTAACAACTGGATGAAGGAGAGACAAATGATGAGTAGTATTACAGCCACTGAGTATCAGATACGTGCTGCTGAGACTGCCATCTTCCCAAAAGAAAAAGCCCTTGAGTACATTA